ACAGAGAGTCCATACAATCCTAACTCCATGCAACATAGAGAATGGCAAAGAGGATATAACTTTGCCTACTCTAAACAGTTGGAGAAAGTAAAACGTGATGAAGCTAGAAGAAGAAGCCAAGAGGTTCATGCAGTCGCACAATAAGAGCATGATAACTGCAAACGAATACCAAGAGAAGTGTAAGTCTACAGCTATCTATCCTAAGAAAGATGCCATAGCTTACCTATCTCTTGGTCTTGTGAGTGAAGCAGGAGAGGTAGCAGGGAAAGTAAAGAAACAAATACGTGATGGCACAGTATCAAACGTAGCGTCTGAGATAGGTGATGTGCTTTGGTATTGTGCCATGTTAGCGAATGAGTTAGACGCTAATCTTGGTAAGATTATGGAAGATAATCTATATAAACTTAATGATAGAAAGACACGAGGAACACTACAAGGGTCAGGAGATAGTCGTTGATTATTGAAATGCTTGAGATAATTCTCTGCCGATAAAGACTGCATTTAGATAATGATTTACATCAGGCTCTTCTTGTTGCATAGCTAGAACACTGCGACCATATTGTTCCATGTAATATTCGTCTACTAATCTTCTTTGTCTTTTAGTGAGTTTATTATACTTAGCTCTGTCGAAAGGTGTTATAATCTTACCTTTTTCACTTGCTTCTTTCATAGCTAAGTTTTCACCCATCTCTTTGGCTATCTTCCTATAATATTTTAACTTGTTAGCAAAGGCTGCTTCTCTTTTTTTATCAGATAAACTTTGATAGTAGTCAGAGTTTATTTCTCTAGTTAAGTTTTCCTCTGCTAACTTACCTAAAAACTTTTTGACATAAGAGTCTGCTGTCTTGTCACCTGTAGGTGTGAGTAGCTCAAACTCTTCCATTCCAAATCTAACTAATTCTTCTTCTATAGTATTCTTTTTAGGTGTAAATCTTCTACCTGTGAGTTGCTTACCTATTGAGCTTTGTTCATATACAGGACCTGACCTAGTTGCAAACTGCTTTTCAGGTAAATATTTACTTACGAATGGTAAGTTTCTTTGTATAGAGTTTTGTAATGTCTTCAGTGGTCTTTCTATACCTATACCTTCTATTTGTTTAGAGTCACGTATGATGGCGGCTTCCTTACTAAAAGCAGCTTCTATATCTTTTAATACTCTTGCAGGTGTAAATGCACCACCAACTAACTCTCCTAGATAACCTGCGACTATTTCACCTGTTCTCTCTCCATCTCTAGAGTTAAAATCTTCTACTCCACCCAATGCAAAGAATATATTTTCTGTTACGTATTCACTAGCACCTGCTCTCATCATAGTGCCTGTCACACCTTCAAACAAGTTACCCATAACTTCACCTGACCTCAACGTACCTTCTTGATACTTAGCCATTAAGTCACCTATTATCATGTATGGAGCTAGTGGAAAGAAAGGTCTTATGTCTACCGTTCTACCATCATCACTTTTCATCTCATACCAATTTGTATCTTGGCTTTCTTTTCTATATTTATAGGCTGCTAATAA